GACCTCGTACAGATATGACCAACAAAAAAATGTACGTTCCACTAGATGACAACTGTCACAAATGTGGATTGCAACATGGTCGTATGGTTCGTAGACACGAGTTAGGACATGTTAAATGGTCACCCAAATCTATGGGTAGATTAAAGCAAGGTGTTATGGAAGAAGCAGTTCATCTGCTTGAAGAAATAAGAATAAATCATCTGCTTACATGGCATGGTATTCCTATGAGTGAGCCACATAAATGTATTAACGAAGTACAAATGTTCACAAGACAACTTGTAGAAAAAGGTAGCGTATCTGAAATACTTAAATGGTGTATCGCAGCTGCGTTCTTACGTGAGAAAAAGTCTAGTTGGCTTAGTCACAGACTTTATCTTGCAACAAGAAAAGGCAATGTAGGAAACTACAATAGCCCTTTGTCACATGAATTAGAAGCTACTTTGATTGCTATGCAAGATATGATTGATAGTCATACTTTAACTGCACAACGTATTAAAGACCTAGAGTTTGTAATAGAACAAACATATTGGTTTCATAGAGTGATGATTGTTACAAATAAAAACACAAGTACAATTACAAAAAACATATCATTCAATCGTGTTAAAAAGTATGCTAAAGATTTATCTGACATACTATCAATGTTCAGTGAAAGACCTACAGAAGAAGAAGTATTTCTATCTGCTGAACAAAAAGCTAAGTTAGAAGAAGTAAAACTTGCTGATGAAAAAGATGAGGATAGTTATTTAGATACAGATGAGCTTTACGAAGAAGCAGGTATAAACGATACTAATTCATTGAAAGCATTAGACCAACGTAACAAAGCAGATGTACGTAAAAAATTGTATGACATGAAACAAGCAGGAACACCACCTAATTGGGGTACACTTAAAGTACATAACCCACAATGTTCTATCAATTTATCTAATAAGTTACGTCAAGGTTATACACGTATAGCAAAAGATTATGGTACAAACCCTAACAAAATACAACGTTATGTTGTAGACAAGAAAATATTTTCTCGTAAGCATAACGTATATGGTGGTACTGTTCTCATAGACGCTTCAGGTTCTATGCACTTTAGTGGTGAAGATATACTTGAAGTTATGCAACAAGTACCTGCAGTTACTATTGCTATGTACAATGGTATGAGTAGTTCAGGTGACTTACGTATTATTGCTAGAAATGGTAGACGTGTTAATGAAGAATATCTTAACACATACAGTGGTAGAGCTAATATTGTTGACTTACCTGCATTAGAGTGGTTAGGCAAACAAGAACCAAAACGTATATGGGTTAGTGATTTACAAGTATCGTCTAAAGGTAGTGACTTTACAAGAGAAGGTTTAGAAGAATGTGTAAAAGCATTATCTAAATATCACATAACTAGACTTGCTGACATTAATGAAGTAAAACAATTTGTTAAACAGTTAAATGTACTAAAATAAAAGAGGTCGTGTTGTCGGGCAACCGACACGCATTTCCTTTCGTGTGTAGTGCATGACAAGTGAGTGAGGAATAGAGGTGTAGGAGAACTACACACAGGTTAGTTTCCCTGAAATTTATTCATACAGAAAACAGGGTTTGTTACCGTTCATGAACACCTTACTTGCGTTTATTTCAATTCACGTGTATTCATTTATATTTATGTTAGACTTTTTTTATGGTAGATATAAATAAATTAATAGAAGAAGCCGAGCATGGCACAATGGGTAACTACGTTGAACGTAAAATTACTGATGAGGCCATGCCTTTTTGGAACGCTTTAAAAGAGCGTGTACAAAATGGTAATGAAATTAAACCCTATCGTGTAAAAATGATACTTGAACGAGAGTACGATATCAAAATAAGCGATACTGCGGTAAGAAAATATTTACAAGGTCTTGCAAATGGTAAGTAAAGATGTAGCTAAATTACTTGCAGAAGCTGAAAGTGCTAAGATACTTGAGCTTGAACAAGTAAACATAAAGCTACTCAAACAATTAGAGAAATCTAAAAACAAAACAGAAAAACTTGTAGACGCTGTGTATGACGCAGTTAAAACAAGCATCACGACATATCGTGCAGGTAAAATTCCTAAACCTAAACTTTCTAAAAAGAAAGTTAATGGTAAAGAGATAGCTTGTGCAATACTTAGTGATGTTCAACTAGCTAAAGTTACTCCAACTTATAATACAAAAGTTGCAGAAGAACGTGTTGTACGATACGCACACAAAATAGTTGAATTAACAAACATACAAAGACAAGCAACAAACGTGACGAAATGTGCAGTGTTTGCAGTAGGTGACATTGTTGAGGGAGAACTTATATTTCCTGGGCAAGAACATCTAATTGACGCTTCATTGTACAACCAAGTGACAGTTGACGCACCAAGAATATTGACACAATTCTTTGACATATTACTTGCAAACTTTGAGGAAGTAGATGTTCATTGGGTTATTGGTAATCACGGACATTTAGGTGGACGTTCACGTAAAAACTATCACCCTGATAGTAATGCCGACAGAATGTTAGGCAAGATTATGGAGATGATATACGCTAAAGAACCTAGAATTAAATGGACAATACCTGACACTACAGGCGATAACCATTGGTTTGATATTGCAGACTTAGGAGAAAAATGTAAGTTTTTCTTATGGCATGGTGATAACGTTCGTGGTTTTGGTGGGTTTCCATGGTATGGATTTGGTAAAAAGATAATGGGTTGGAAAACATTAGCTAGTCAAGGACTTATGCCTGACTTTAATTACGCTATTGCAGGTCATTTTCATACACCAAACACACAGTATATTAATGATGTACGACTATGGATTAATGGAAGTACAGAAAGTTACAATACATATGCCTTAGAACAGTTAGCAAGTATGGGTAGACCATGTCAATACTTACTTTTTTGTAAGCCAAAGCATGGAGTTACTGCTGAATATCTTGTGCAATTAGGTGATGTATAGTTATAATAAATAGTATATGACATATGTTAATGTCAATAGCAGACAACAACTCGTAGGAATAGAGTACACAGGGGATACTCCTGTGTTGATATTCAAAGGTATAAATGATGAAATATATTTTCAGAAACTACCTAGAGGAGTTACACGCTTAGACAAAATAAAGTAGCATTTTCTTTTACTGTTCTCTATTTAGAGAGAACAGATAAAAGTAAATGAATAAAGGAAGGAAATAATATGGCAGACAAGCCTGTTAAATTGCTATCCCCTTTCCCAAAGAAGCTAGTTAAAAAAGCTCCTGCAGGAAAGTTCGGGGATTACGTTCCACACGCTAATTATGTAGAAAGACTACGTGATAGTGGTGTTAAATACTCATGGTCATGTGAACCTGTATATGGTTTACATAAAGGTGAGAACAGAATAGTGGGTGCTAAAGGTACGATAACTATTGAAGATATGGGAAGTTATGACGGCTTTGGAGATATTGATACGTTCAAGTTAGATAGTCCAAAGTTTAATGACGGAACTAATCTTAAAGACGCAGAAAGTGACGCATTCAAAAGAGCATGCATGCGTTTCGGTTTAGGTGTAGAACTGTGGTCGGGTTCTGATGTATCAGAAGAAGAACATACTGCACTAGCAACTACAAGTGACCCTGATACAGACAATGTTATGGTTACTAAGATAGATATGAGGAAAAAGGAAAATAAAATTCCTGCTCCTGAGCCTAAACCCTTAGAAGAAATAGGTGAAGACGAAGCACCTTTTAACGATACCTCTCAACCTACTGCTGATAAAGTAACATTTATTAATCATACAGTTGAAAAGATGTTTGAGGGGGTTGATAAAGGAAAGAAACAATTTGCTCTTGACCTAGCAGATAACTATGCAAAGGTAAAGAAGTACCCTGATAAATCTCTTTGGAGTGACAGTGAGATTGACGGATACTTAGCTAAAATAGAACTTGGATTATCAAGTGATGTTGCAGATGTTAGTGATGATGATGACATTATTACTAAAGCAGACGCAATACTAGGAGGCGTTACTGAAATGGTAGAAGATATGCAAAAAGTTAGAGATGATTTGAAATGTCCTTTTTGTCAAAACAAAGTATATGACAATAGAAGTGACAAGAAATCAGATAGAAGTCCTGATTTTGTATGTTCAGGTCGTGACCAAGATGAATGTCCTGCTCACACAGGTAAATGGCGTAAGTCATGGTGGTTAAACTCCAATGATTTACCGAAAGAGTGGGGATTTGGTAACCAATAAAAAGATTGACTATAAAAGACAGGGGTCACGTAACAAACGCAAGGGAAGACGTAAGCAATTAGAAGCATTAAGGCAGTTACAAATGCCTGAGCCGAAGTTACATCACCTCCGTGTACATGAAGAAGGGTGGCATGAAGCCTTTATTCGTGTTGAAGTTAAAGCAGGTAAGCAAGTACAGTCATTATGGAATAGGTTTGTAAAAGCTAAAGAACAAAATGACACTAACTTGCCTAATGATGACAGACCTTTTGTGTTTGTTGCTAAACCTGACGGTACTTCTGATGGTCTTGTGTGCTTTAATATAAAAGACTTAGATGAATTTTGTATGGCATATGACTTACACATTATGGGTAGGAAATATAAAAAGCCACAATCTTTAGAAGAAGAATGATTGAATTAATAATAGCTTGTGCAGTAACAACTCCACTTACACCTGCAGAAGTAGATAATTATTTATTATGTGTAGATACACAAGAAAAAGTAGAACACGTAATTGAATGGTATCCCACAATAGAAGAACACTTTGAACTAGAAGACATACTTAAAGCTATGTTAATTGTTTTCTGCGAAAGTTCAGGTAGACCTGCTGTTGTAGGTAGTAACACAAACGGCACAAGAGATGTTGGTTTGTGGCAATTCAATGATGTTACTTGGGCATGGTTACAACCCAAGTTAAATATAACAAGTAATAGAACAGACCCGTATGTGTCAACTGCAGTAGCTAGTTGGTTAGTTTACAATGACGGTTGGCATCATTGGTCTAGTAGTGAAAGGTGTTGGAATGAATATTTTTTCAGACAAAACAAAACTTCAAGAATGGGCTATTGATTTAGCTAATGCTTGTGGTGGATTTAAAATTAAAAAAACGTTAGAGGTACAATCACCTAACGTAGATGAAGTTAATAAACTATTAGATAAATTTGTTATTTCATTTGATGAAACAATTAATGCACGTGATAATGCAGAAGAAGAATAAAGACTATACAAATAAATTTGATATTGACCTTGCCAAAGGTATACAAATGGAAGAAACACTCAAAGAATTTTTTGAGGGTAAACGTATAGAAGTTAAATCAGAACGTCACATATGGGAAACTACAGGCAATCATTTTGTAGAATATGAATGTCGTGGTAAACCTAGTGGCATAGCTGTAACAGAAGCAGAGTATTGGGCTTTAATGTTAGTTCGTGAAGACGAAACAATAGTAATGGTTTACATTGTACCTATTGAACGCATGAAAGCCTTAGCTCGTAAGTATTGGAAAAACAAAACTATTGGTGGAGATAACAATTTAAGTAAAGGAATACTTGTACCAATAGAAGAAATAGGAGAATGTATATGATAGAAATAATGCAGATAATAATTCTTGCAATGACTGCTTTTGTATTGGGAGTAACCTATGGGAAAACTTTATGAGTTATCCTATTCCAGGTTACGATTACCCAAGATGTAAAGAATGCAATGAAGTACCTGAAACAACATTAGATAAAGAAGATTTGTGTACATATTGTATGGCACATAAAGTAGAGGATTGCGTATGAAAGTAGTATTACACAGACTTACATATTATGAGGACGGTGAAAAGTTTTATGCTTACACTACCGAGTATAAAAAACTAGAAAGACTATTACTATTGTGGAAAGAAAATGGTAAAGATACTACGTACGATAGAGTAGATACATTTACTTTTTCAATTGATAAACTAGAAATGTTTACACAATTTATTAACAAAGCTATAGCTACATACGATAGTGGTACAAACAAAAATCCTTGGTTTGAAGAAGTAGGATTATATTAATGGACAACTTATCAGAAATGCGAGAAGTAGCTCTTAAAAGGGCTAATTACGCGTGTGAGTGGGCTTACTGTACAGATAATAAATGGTTAGAGTTAGCTCACATACATGCAATAGGTATGGGTGGTAATCCAAAACGTAAGTTTGACATTAATAATGTAGCTATATTATGTAAACATCATCATGATGTATATGACGGTAGGCAACGAACAGGTGCTAACTTTGCTTATAGGGAATTGCTTACAGGTTTTCTTTCAAGGAAACCTACTTCTTAATTTTTTTTACTTTACCATTGTGAGTTCTAGCAAACTTATGTGTTTTAGTTTCACGTATTAACGTTCCGTAATAAGTCTTGCCACCCCACTTCCAACTAACTTTTTTAGCCATTACCACTTCACCTTGTTTGCCCAATACGCGGCAGACATTTTTCCTTTTTTAATATTTTTTGCGTGACGTGCTTTAAATGATTTACGTCTAGCTTTAGATTTAGCGTCAGTTTTTTTACCTGCACCTGATACACCTTGTTGACCAAACCTAATTAGTTTAATTTTGTCACCCTCTTTAGCTAAAACAGCATGTGATTTACTAGCGTTAGGTGTACGCTTAGGTTTATTGTAACCTGAGAAACGCTCTCCACGATATTCAATTGACATAACTACTTCTTAATTTTTTTTCTTGTAGGCTTATAAGATTTCTTCTTACCTTTTTTAGTTACAGGCATTATTTATCTCCATATCTTTTACTATAGCTATCACGTGTTTTTTGAGAACCTCGTAACGCTTTTAATCTATCATCAGCTCTCATAGTTAACTCATTACTTAGTTTAGCATATCTTTTTGCACGTCTTAAAACTTCAGGACGTGCAGTATTAGTACCTAATAATTGCTTACTTGCTTTACGCATTTCATCAGCAATTTTTAATTCACTCATGATAAGTTTTTTAGCTTTATCTTCGTTCTTAATTTTAGGTTTTTTGTGTGCCATTACTTAGTAATTTGTTTTTTAGCGTATGTCTTAATGACTGCTAACGCAGCACCACCACCTGCAAGAGCAGCTAACTGAAGTGTTTCAGCTTCTACACCAACAAGAGGAGCGACAGTTAATGCACCAATGAACGCTTCTACGAATGTCCAAGCTGTACGCTCAATCATATCTTTTAAGTCTTCACTCATTTTATAACTCCATGCTTCGTTCCATGGTGTCCACGCAACGTCCTTCTTGAACGTACCATCAGAATTTCTTTTTCTTTTAACTCTATCAAACACTAATAGTTTTTACCTTTTTTGTATTTTTTAGATACATTCTTTGCACCAAACTGTGGTACATATTTAGTAGCTTCTGATTTAGTTAAAACATTATATACGTCCTTAGCTAACATAGCTGTGCCAACACCAGGTATTAAACGTGTTGCACCTTTAGCTGCAAGTTTTGCACCTCTAGCAAGTACTGCTTTTTTTGCTGTGTGTGATAAAGGTTTACTTGCTTTTTGAATAACTTTTTTATTTAATGGTGAAGATGTACCTGATTTATATAAAGGTTGATTACCACCTACATATTTACTTCCTGGAACTTTTCTTTTTTTTGTATCAGTATCATAAATAGTAACTTTTTTACTTGAAGGTTTAAACTGTGTACCACCAAGTCTTTGTTGTGCTACATCTAATGTACTCTCTGCACTTTTAGCTGTTTTATAACCAACAACATCACCTACAGTTTTCTTTACACCTTTTTTAATTGTAGGGTTTTTACCTTTAGGTATACCAAACTTTGCTTTACTTATACCTTCACCACCCAAAGCACTTTCTGTAAGATAACCTGCTTGTTTTAATATTTTAGTTGTTTTTCGACTGTCTATTTTTGTAAATGATGTAGTTGGAGGTAAAGGTTTACCACCTTTACTTTTAAATCCTGTACCATATTTTAAACCTGCTTCACGAAATGTTTTTACTTTAGGTTTTGGTTTATATCTTTCAGGTTCACCTTGCATTATTTTTAAATTAGTACGTTTAGCTACTTGAGTTTTATAAACAGCTTTAGGTTTACGAGGTTTATTAGCTGTATATTCTTTAGCAAGGTCATCTTTAAGAGTATTGTATATATACTCATTCATAGCAGCAACTTTAGGTTTGCTTGAAACTTTATATGTTTTCTTTTTCTTACCCATTATGAAATAATTCTATTACCTATTTTAGCATTAATCTTTATAAGATTACCATTAATGTCTGACATTTTTTCTTTTACAAGTTCTTTAATATCATCTAATTGTACATTGTTACTTACTATATCTTGTACACTATCTGTCAAGTTTATTTTAGAATACTCAATAGTTACAGGGTTTCCTATAAGCAACTGCTTTGCAACCTTGTTGTATAACTTAGTGTACGCATCTCGGCTTCCACCTATAAACCCGTCTTTACCTACATCTAAATCTGCTTGTGTATTACCTACAATTAAACAACCTGATGTATGTTCATCTGTATTACCTGTATGTACAAGAATATATTCAAATCCAGGTACATCTTGTAACCAAAGCATTCCATAATGAGAACTACCATATCTTTCTTTGTACCTAGTATG